GCCACGACCTTTAAGCAGGTCGAGACCAAAGTCAACGGCACGGTCACAAAGGTCACAAAGACCTATGACGACATGTCAAAGTCGCTGCTTGGCACCTTTACCAACGTCTCGGAAACCACCGTTGACGGCATCACCACAAAGGTGCAGCAGGCGGTGGAAAAGTACGCGGACGACAGCGAGCATATCAAGAAGACCGTCACAGAGACTGGCCAGCGCATCGGCGAGAACGGCGCGGAGACCTACGAGAAGATCATCACCTACATCGACGGCGTTCAAGACAAGGTGACGGAGACCTCTACTCTCATCGACAAGAGCGTGAAGGGCACCCAGAACCGCATTGACCAGCAGCTGAGCGAGGCTTCCGGCCAGCTGGATAAGGGCATTTTTGGGCTGGTAAAAAGCGCCTTTAGTGATGCCAAAAACGGCGACTGGGCAGGTCTTGGGCTGGATTTTGTCAATCTGATCTGGGGCGAGGTATCGCAGGGGCAGCGTGACGTGATCTCTAAGTGGCTTACGGACGCACTGACCGCGGTCAATGAGGGCTACTTCAGCGGTGGCATCGGAAAGGCATTTGATATCTTCCAGAAGCTTTTTTCTGACGGCGGGGTAAAATCCGATATCGACGGTGTGACCAATTCGGTCAAGGCTTTTGGCGAGATCATCGACGGTCTTGCAAAGTCCGGCGGCGTGGGCGGAGCACTAGGCAACATCGTCCAGAGCTTTTCCGGCATGGCAGGCGGCATCACGTCTGCGCTTGGCACTATTGTGTCTTTCGTTGCAGCAAATCCTATTCTTGCCCTGATCCTGGGCGTGGGCGCAGTCGCTGGCGGCATTGGCCTTGCCATGTGGATGGACAAGAAGAATAATCAGAAGCCTGTCAGCCACTACCAGAGTCCCTTTGACAAAACCGGCGTGTATGACAGTCTGGGCACCTTCTCCACCCGTGCGGCCCTGCAGTACCGCGTTACCGGCCAGCAGTCCATTGTTGACCGGCAGACCAGCATTCTGGAACGCATCGAGGGGATGCTGGACGAGCATCTGCCAGACATCGGCAAGGGTCAGGTGGTCATGGATTCCGGCGAGCTGGTGGGCGTGCTGTCGACCCGTATGGCGACCAACGTAGATGCACGCATCGGCGTGACAGTGGAACGGAAAGCGAGGGGTGTGTAATGGCAAAGCTTCTGGGGGCAAAAATCGGCAATTTTCACACCCTGACAGATTGGGGGCTGTACCTCAAGGTAGGCAGCCCTAAAATCGGCGCGGCAGAACCGGAAGAATACCTTGTGCAGGTCACCGGATCCGATTCGCTGCTGAACCTGACCACATGGGACGATGGCAAGGTGCACTATAAAAAGCGCACCATCACCATGGAACTGCTGTGCAACGCGCCAAAAAGCAAGTGGCCCAGCATCGAAAGCACCATTGCCAATGCCATTCATGGCAAGTGGTTGCAGTGCCGTTTTGATGAAGACCCGGCGTGGTACTGGGAAGGGCTTTGGAAAGTCACACCATCCCGCGACCGGCTTTCCAGCGCCTTTACCATCACCGGCACCTGCAACCCCTTCAAGCGCAGCGTCTACGACGGCACCAACGACTGGCTGTGGGATGACTTCAACTTTGAAACGGACATCGTGCGCAACTACACGAATATCCCGCTCAAGGCGGGCGAGGACAAAGAGGTGTCCATCACCGGTGCACCGCGTGCGGCCGGCATCTACTTCCAGCGCAGCGAGACCGCCGCAAACATCGCGGTGTCTCTCAATGGCTTTGAGGTGGGCATTCTGGCCAAGTCCACCGACTGGCAGTATATCGAGGGGCTTACTATGCCGGATGGCGTAGTGGGCACCCTCGTTTTTGCTGCATCGGCAGACTGCAGCATCAGTATCAAGTATTTGGGGGCAAGCCTATGAGCTATAAAGTTTATGCTGGCGTGCAGACGGATGTAGACACATGGAAAACTAAGATCTGTATCCACGATATCAGCGATATTACCGACACGAAAAAGCTCATCAGCCCCACGCTGACCCGCGAAGTGGGTAAAGCTGGCTCTTTTGAGTTTACCATGCCGCTGGGCAATGTGGCACACTCTGCGCTGCAAAAGCTGCGCACTACGGTAGAGGTGGAACAGGACGGCGTTTCCATCTGGCAGGGCCGTCCCATGAGCCATGAACAGGATTTTTTGATGCGTCAGAAAATCTACTGCGAAGGGGAGCTTGCATATCTGAATGATAGCGGCATTGCGCCGTACGCTGCAAAAAATGTGAGCTTTTCGCAATTTTTGGAATGGATCTGCGATAACCACAACGGAATGGTAGATGCATACAAAGGTTTTACTCCTGGCAATGTGCAAATGGACATTCCCATGATCGTGCCCTATATCGACGGCATCAAAGTCGTGCAGGTGGGTTACAGCTACGATTCTAATGATGGAGATTACATTTACCATTGGGGAATTGTAGATCCCGTGGATGGAAAGACGAATATTTTCTATGAGGAAACAGAGATCAACAAAGCTTCCTGCCTGAGCTGGGAAATCGATGAAGAGCACATTGCGGAAGGTCGCATTATTTCACGGATTGGAAGCAACAATTTCCGCGTGCGTCTGTTTGCAGCCTATGTAAAGGGCAAAACGTACGCTGCAAAGGTCGAAGTGAAAAAAGCCGAAATCGTCTGCGGTACTTGCAACAAGAATTTTGGCACGTACTCCATTTATAACGTTGAGCAGGCATCTGAATCCAAGACCTTTAAGATCACCGAGCAAAACGGGAAATACATCCTTGCTATCAACGGCAAGACGGATCCCCGCTTTTTGTTTGATGTGAAGGAACCTACATACAGCTTTGGCGATGGAAAAAACTATGGCGTTACATGGGATATCTTGCAGAGTGAGCTGGTTGAAAAGTACGGCGGATATCTGGTGCTGCGCCATGCAGAGGATCCTAACGGAAAACCGCGCCGGTATCTGGACTATCTTCAGGCGATCACCGATAAAAACAGCCAGACGGTGGCTTTTGGAACAAACCTGCTGGATTTGACCAACAACGTCAAAGCAGAGGATATCTACACGCGGGTGATCGCGGTAGGTGCCAAAAAGATAACATGGCTTGTTTTTTCATGGGGAGAAACCATTACAGAAACCGCAAACGATCTGGCTGCGCAAAAGCTTTTTGGCATCATCACAAAAGTGATCTTTATTGAAGGCATCGAAAGCACGCCGCAGTCTTTGCTGGATGCGGCAGAGGAAGAACTTGCCAAAAATCTGCGCTATCTGAACGGCATGACAGTCAAAGCGGTCGATTTGAAAGACGCTGATATTGATGTCAGCCGTATTGCGCTTGGAAAGCAAACGCACATTTTCTCTGCACCGCATGGTGTAGATACCTGGTTGCTGTGCTCCAAGCTTGTTGAGCCGTTGGATTCGCCGGATAAAAAGGAGTTTACATTTGGCACTGATTTTTCCAGCATCAGCGACCTGCAGGCTTTGAGTGCACGCAAAGCGTCCGATGCTTACGATTTGAGTCGATCACTCAAAGGGTACATGTCAGGCTAATGAGACAGGAGGTGTTTTATGGATAAAACTTTTGATGAAGCCATTGCGGGAATCCGTAAGGCTGAGCGCGGCGTGGAAGTCCGCGAGGACATTGCACAAGGCATGGAGTACGTCAAGCAGTACGCCGAGGAAGTGACAGACCAGCAGCAGGCCGCCCTGCAGGCCGCTCAAACCGCCGCCGGAGCAGCCAGCACCGCGACGAAAAAGGCCGCAGCAGCTGCAGAGAGCGAAAGCGCCGCCCGGACCTCCGCCGCCGAAGCAGCCCAAAGCGCACAGTCAGCATCCGCAGACGCAAAGAGCGCGGGAAGCTCTGCCGCTTCTGCCAAAGCTGAAGCGGACAGGGCTGCCGCCATCGTGAGCACCGACAAGACGCTAAGCGTCGAGGGCGCTCCGGCTGACGCAAAAGCTGTTGGCAATGCGCTGAAAGGCGTGATAAGCGCAGACGCTGTAAAGACCTTGATTGCAGACGCTCTGGCAGAAGACCATGCCAAAATCAAATTTTGGATTTCGGAAGACCCCACCAGCCCCGCCGCACTGTTCGGCGGTACATGGCAGGAGATTGCACAGAACCGGGCGCTGATGGGTGCGTCCTACGCCCACGCAGCGGGTACCACAGTCGAAGCCGGTTTGCCGAATATTACTGGCTCTGTTGTGCCTAAGTTAGAAAATATTTACAATTCATTCATTTCTGAAAGTGGAGCTACAATGACAGGCGCTTTCTATAACACAGGGGTATTTAGTTCTTATGGCGGTGCTGATGCTGCTGTCACCAATAGTGTCCCGAAAGATTTGTATTTCGACGCTTCCCGCTCGAATTCTATTTACGGACGCAGCAGCACCGTGCAGCCCGCCGCCTACTATGTGCACATCTGGCGGCGCGTGGCCTGAGAAAGGAGGTTTTGAACCATGAAGATCATTGACGAGAACGGTGCGGTCTTGGAAAACCCGGACCTGACGCTTGGGTATCTGACCACCAGCACCGAAGAAGTCACCCATCCCGCCGTAGAGGGCGTGGAGGAGCAGTGGCACTGGGAGACCGTGACCGAGTACCCCAACGGCGGTAAGGACGTGCAGAAGGTCGTTGACCGTCCGGGCGTGCAGGCGCAGGAGGAATGGGTGGAACAGGTGCCCATCCAGAAATACATCCGCTACACCGCCGAAGAGCTGGCCGCGCAGGAAGAAGCACGCAAAAAGGCCGAAGCCCGGGAGAAGCTGCCGGAGACGGTGGAGGCACTGCAAAAAGAAAACAAGATGCTCAAGCAATGCTTGCTTGAAATGAGCGAGATTGTTTATGCATAAAATCACACAAAGAATCGAAAGGATGGTATTTATGATGGCTAAGTTGTGGGCACAGGAAATTATGTTCGCTGAGACTATGGAGGACGCAAAGGCTCTGTACGAGCGTTGCCCCCGCCTGCTGAAGGAGAAGGTCAAGGCAATTCTTATCAAGAGCGGCTTTGAGGAGATCGTACAGTAAGGAGGACGCTATGGCTGAAATCATGGATGTATCCCGATATCAGGGCACGATCAACTGGGAGAAGGTCAAGGCAAGCGGCAAGGTGGACGGCGTGATGATTCGCGCCATGGGCAACAGCGCGGAGGGCAGACCCAGTGCGCCATACACTGACCCGCAGTTTGCTCGCAACTACGCAGAATGCAAGCGGCTGGGCATCCCCTGCGGCGTGTATGGCTATTTCAAGGCAGTCAACCGGGAGCAGGCTGACAAGGAGCTGGCCTACTTCAAGAAGCTGCTCACCGGCCGGAGCTTTGAGCTGCCGGTGGCTGTGGACATCGAGGACGAAGTGCAGAAGCCGCTTGGCAAGGCCGCGCTGACCGACCTGACGGCCTACATGCTGAGCACGGTGGAAAGCTGGGGCGTGTACGCTCTGCTTTACACCGGCCTGTGGTTCGGCAGCACCTTCCTGTACATGGGCGGCGCGGCGCTGAAGCCCTACGACGTGTGGCTGGCTGCCTACCGCACGAAGAAGCCCGCACCCAGCTGGTCTTTTGGCATGTGGCAGTACACCAGCAAGGCCCGTGTACCCGGTGTGACCACCAACGTGGACATGTCCCACGCATACAAGGACTATGCGGGCATCATCAGCAAGAAGGGTCTGACCCGTCTCCGGGAGGGTAAATGACCGAAAAAGAAGCTCTCCTGTGGGTGCTTGGCATCTTGGGTAGCCTGTGCGCTGCGGCCATCACCATCGACAAGGTGCTGGAAATCATCCATAAGTACATCAAGAAGGCGCAGGCCCCCGACGATGCGCAGAACAAGCGAATGGATACGCTCGAAAAAAGACTTGGCGTGCTGGAACAGGGACAGCTTCAGCACGCACAGGCCCTTGCAAGAGACCTGCGCCGCTTTGACGGCCTCGATGAAGAGATGCGTCTCGTCCTTGTTGGCGTGCAAAATCTTTTGGATTCGCAGCTGTCCGGCAACAACCGCGAAGGTATGCAAAAAAGCAAATCCGATATTAACAACTACCTACTGAAAGGAGTAACAAATCATGGAAGCAATGTTTAACTTTATCCCCGCACCCATCGCACTGGTACTGATGCTCATCGGCTTTGCCGCGCTGGCCGTTGGTGCCATCCGGCTGGGCTACAAGCAGTACGTCAAGCAGTGGGCACTGGAGCTCGTGACCATCGCCGAGGACAGCATCATGGGCAGCGGCCAGGGCGCAAAGAAAAAGGCACAGGTCTTTGCCGCGCTGCGCGGCGCACTGCCGGACTGGCTGAAGCCTTTCATCACCGATGAAGTGCTGGACAGTGTGATTGAAAAGGCTGTCAGCATGATGAAAAAGGCGCTGGCAGACAAGAAGCCTACCATCAACAAGGAGTAATTTATGATCGAGCAAAGCGTATCTCTCGCATCCAATGGCGTCGTCAAAGTGCCGGGCTATGAGCAGCTGGTGCGCTTTGGCTACACTAAAAACCGGGGCGTGTACAGGCTGCACGTCGATGCAACCGGCGAGTGGGAAGGGCTGGCTATCCGCTGCTTCTGGCACGTGCCGGACGGCAAAGATCCGTCATCCTCGTTGGTGGTGGACGGCTATGTGGACGTGCCCGCCAGCGTGACCGCACAGCCCGGGAGCGGGTGCATCACCTTTGAGGGCAGCGATGACACCAAGAACATCACCAGCGCAGACCTGCACTACCGTGTAAGTGCCAACTCAGGCACAGAGGATGGCACAGAGCCGGAACCGGGCACCCCTGCATGGCAGCAGCTGGTGGATGCCGTGCACACTGACGCCACCGCCGCAGAGCAGGCCAAGACCGATGCACAGACGGCAGCACAGCAGGCCGGGGCATCTGCTCAAAAGGCTGGGAATGCCCTTTCTGACACCATTACCGCCAAAGAGGATGCTCTGAAAGCCACCAAAGACGCACAGACCGCTGCTAATGAAGCCACCACCAGTGCGGGCAGTGCAGACAAAAGCGCTCAGGAAGCCGCTGGCAGTCTGCAAGAGCTGAAGAACGGCATCGCAAGCGGTGAGTTCAAAGGCGAGCCCGGCAATGACGGAAAATCCCCAGTCGTAACTGTAACTGACATCGAAAATGGCCATCGTGTTAGCATCACTGACAAAGACGGTACCAAAACAATTGATGTCTTGAATGGCAAAGACGGCAAAGATGCTCCACAAATTGATGACACTACCGTGACCGACTCTGCCCCATGGAGCAGCAAGCACATCGTGGATGTGCTCTGCCCGCCCATTTCTGAGACCGGGAACCCGGCGCAGTTCTACCCGGTGGCGGGATATCCGCTGGGCTGTAAGGTGAGCTGGGAGCCGACGCAGGAAGGCAGTGGGACACCCAGCCCCGAAAACATTCGTCCCATCAAGGGACGTGACAGCGTCACAGTGACAAGGTGCGGGGAAAACCTGTTTAATCCTGCATGGATGCCAGAAAAAACCTTGAACAACGGATTAACGTGGACAATAACCTCCGATGGCACTGTAACGGCAAACGGAACGGCAAATGGGACGTCATACTACAACTCTGATTATTTTTCGCTTCCTGCGGGCACATACACGATTAGCGCAATGCCGTATTTCCGTATGTCAATTCTCAATAGGGATGTAGGCGATACTACAGTTGCTGCACAACAGGTTGGGCAGCCGTGTACATTTACGGTAGAGACTGACATACAAAATGCCTCCTTGTTTTTTGACACCTCTGGCATACTGGATAATGTTTCGGCAAAACCGCAGATAGAGAAAGGCACGACTGCAACAACCTACGCCCCTTACACCGGCCAAACAGCCACCCTTACACTGCCCCGCACCATCTACGGCGGCACGGTGGACACAGTGAGCAGTGAGGGGCAGGAGACGCGGAAGCTGCTGACGCTAGACGGGACGGAAAAATGGATGGTATCGGGCAAGTTTTTGGACAATAAAACCGACTGGTACTATGTATCGTCAAAAATTCCGAACGCTGTCAATGCAGCGCCGCAGAAAGGCAACGAGATTTGCAGCCACTATCCTCATGCAGATATCGCTAACACCAATACCGCGCAGGGATGTGCTATTGTGTGGGGTGCTATCCGTGTACGCTGGGGCGACACAATCCCGGATGATGCTGATGCATGGAAAGCCCACCTTGCCGCCCAGTACGCCGCCGGAACCCCGGTGCAAATTGCGTACAAGCTGGCAGAGCCTGTGCCCTTCACTGTGACAGGCGCACAGCCCATCTCTGCTCTGAGCGGCGTGAACACCCTGCTGACCGACGCAGACAGCGTGACGGTGACCGGCAGAGCAGACCCCATCAAACGCATCACTGACCTTGAGGACGCCGTGGCATCCATGACATAAAGGAGGTACATACATATGGCAATCAGAAGCAAAGCTCGCCATGACCTGACCCTGCGTTCCATCAAGCGGGAAATCGCCGCAGGACGTGACGTGGCATACTGGCTGGACAAGGCGTACACCCATCTGGACAGTGGCCTGCTGACGGAGGACGACATCGCAGAGGTGGAAGCCCTTGCGCAGGCGTACTACGATGCGCTGGATGCTGATGACAAGGCGAACGCTGAGGAAATCACGAAGTAAGGAGACAAAAAATGTTTCATTATCACTACATCGAAGTCATTGCTGATTCCGAAAACATGAGTACGGAAGAAATCACTTCTGTTCTGCAAAAATACTTTGCAAAACAGAACGATGGTTTTTACCTCGAAATCGACTTGGATAATCATGCCGCTGATTTCGATGGCAGCGGAAAATGGCTCATGCGGTTGGAAGGAAATATTTTGTGGATAAATGGCGAATACGTTGCGTTCAGCGGTGTGCAACAAAACAACCCGGACGATAGCGTTATCGTCAAAATTTCCGCAATTCGTTATCTCATTGTTCACAATAAGGAGTGATATCATGGCAAGCACTACATACGCACAACAGTGGCTGAAACAGGCTGTTTTTGCAAATGAGTTCAACTTTTCCAGCCTCAAAAGTCGAACTCGTCACCATTTTGGTAACGTCAACAAACTGGTGAAAAAATGTCACCAGTTTACCAGCATTGGCAGTATGGTGCGCAATGCCGGACAGCTGCCGCAGCCTTTCTGGCTCGGTGCTGCCTGTGGCGGCGGCTCGCATAGTCTTTCCGCCAGCGTTGCAAGGGCTTAATGCAGAACAGATAAAAGCTGTGATAAAACGTGCGCCGCTTGGGAGGTATGACCGGAAAATCGCCCGGTTGCGGTACGTTGACCAGCTATGCCAAGTTGATATTGCAGCGCGTGTGCCGTATTGTCGGACATCGATCGGCAATAGGCTAAAAATTATTGATAAAATGCTGGATGTGTGATATCATAATCTTAATTGGGTGCGATTTTTCACGAAACGCATTGAAGCGGCAGGCTTTCGGGCTTGCCGCTTTTCTTTTTGCACGATTTGTGGTATAATGTACCCAATAGAACCCGCCGAGCCTCTTAACAATGCGTATCATGGTGGGTCATTCAAGAGCTAACTCCGTGCTCAACGGAGAATTAAAAAAGCAGTCGCCAGATTCGGCGCTGAACAGTCTCCTGCCCGCCTACTTGCAGTGCGTACCATGTGGGAGACGCAGAAACCCCCGGTGTTCCGTTTGGAGCATCGGGGGATTTTGTTTTTTCAAGCGTTCATGCGGCTTTGTGCCGTGTGGGCGTTTTTCTTTTTTGTCCTTCGTTGTACCTTCGTTGTCTCTCCCGCCGGGCGGCTCTGCTACACTGGGCGCAAAGGGGGTGAGCGCCAGTGTGGCACAAGTTTAACCCTAACCCCCACGGGAGCAGCGTCGGAGACTGTGCCGTGCGGGCGGTAGCAGCAGCCACCGGTCAGAGCTGGGAGCAGGCGTATATTGCGCTGGCGCTCACCGGCTACGCCCTCGGCGATATGCCCAGCGCCAACCGCACATGGGGCGCGTACCTCCAAAAGCAGGGTTACAAGCGCCGCATGGTGGAAGCAGACTGCACCATCTGTTACACCGTGGCAGATTTTGCCCGGGAGTATCCGCATGGCGTGTATGTGCTGGGTTGCTCAGGCCACGTCTTGACCGTGCTTGATGGAGATTGGTTCGACAGCTGGGACAGTGGCGCGGAATGCCCGATCTACTACTGGTATAAGGAGGAAAACGATGCCGATTTATAACGGATACCCTCAAGTATATTACCCGCAACAGCCGCAAGGGCAACTTGAACAGCTCAGGGCAGCACAGTACCAGCCTCAGCCCGTCATGATGCCGACAATGCAGGGACAGGCCGCACCGACTGACAGCGGCTTTATCTGGGTGCAAGGCGAAGCAGCGGCCCGGGGCTATCTGGTCGCCAACGGGAGCCGGGTGCTTTTACTGGATGCTGATTCCGATACCTTCTACATCAAAGAAGTGGGGCAGGACGGCAGGCCGTTCCCGCTCCGCATCTACGACTACAAGGAACGCACCAGCGGCCCCAAAGCGTCGATTGCAGCCACGCAAGCCGCAGGCGGGGAGTATGTCACCCGCAAGGAGTTCGACGAGTTGGCGGCAAAGTTGGCGGCGTTGGAGAAGCAGGAAGCACAAGAGCCGGAAAAGGAGAGCTAAACGATGAGCAGCAGCTTGTATAACTCGATGGGCCGACAGACCCAGAACCCCATTGGCGGGCAGTTCCAGCAGTTTATGGGCCAGATGCAGGGCAAGAACCCGCAGGAGATGATAAACCAGATGCTCACCTCCGGCCAGCTCTCACAGCAGCAGCTCAACGCCATTCAGCAGCGGGCGCAGCAGATTGCGCCGATGCTCAATGGAATGAAAAATATGTTTGGGTTCTAAAATGCGGCCGCATTTAGAATAAATTCAAAAATCTAACGTAAAGGAGTAAAACTATGTCTCTTTCTTCTGATAGCACGGTTCTGACCATGCCGGTACAGCCCGCCAACGGTTACAGCAACGGCCTCAACGGCTGGGGCGGCGACTGGATGGGCTGGATCGTCCTCTTCCTGATCTTCGGCATGTTCGGCTGGGGCGGCATGGGCGGCTTTGGCTGGGGCGGCGGCATGGGCGGCGCTTCGCCTTATGTAACCAGCGCTGTCACACAGGCAGACCTGCAGCGCGGCTTCGACAACCAGAGCGTCATGAACAAGCTGAACGGGCTGGAAAGCGGCCTGTGTGATGGCTTCTATGCCATGAACACTGGGATGCTTCAGGGCTTCAACGGCGTGCAGCAGGGTCTGAACGGCGTCACCAACGCCATGCAGCAGGGCTTCAACAGCACCAACGTTGCGCTGATGCAGGGTCAGAATGCTCTGGCTACACAGCTGGCTGACTGCTGCTGCAAGACCCAGACCGCGATCCAGGGAGTCAACTACAATCTGGCCACGCAGGAGTGCGACACCCGGAACCAGATGCAGCAGGGCTTCTGCGCAACGCAGAACACCATGAACAACAACACCCGGGACATCATCGAAAATCAGAACAGCAACACCCGCGCGGTGCTCGACTTCCTGACCAATGATAAGATCGCCACCCTGCAGAGCGAGAACAACGAGCTGCGCCGGGCTGCTTCTCAGGATCGCCAGAGCGCGTTCCTGACCACCGCGATGAACGCGCAGACCAACCAGATCATCGGAACTCTGCAGCAGAAAGCTCCCGTGCCTGCCTATCAGGTGCCCAACCCCAACGCCATTTACTATGGCTGTGGGACCGGCTGCGGCAACTGCGCATAACCGAATCACGGCAACTTTTTCCAAAATGGAAAATGTTCAGCCCCTGAGCTGATTTTGCAAACCAGAGCGCCGGGGCAAAAGTCCCGGCGTTTTTCTATGAAAGGAGTATTTGAATGACCGTAGCAGAGCTGAAACAGCAGTTTGTAGATTATCTGTACAGCATGGATAAGAACAAAATGAGCATGATGGAATTGAACACTTATGTTTTCATTTTGAAAACCCTGCTTGATACGGAAAAAGCAGATCCATCCAATTCTTGGATGGATATCTTAAAAACCGTTTATGCGGTAAATGCGCCTGTTTGTGCAGAAAAGGAGGTTTCGGATAATGGCTGAATTTAGCAACTCTAACACCGTCAGTGTGGCGGCAGGTGAAAACTTTCCCCTGACCGAGACCGCGGTGAAAGCCCCTGCCTGCATCATGCACCGTGAGGGCAGCGGCCTTGTGACTCTGCGAGGCCTGACCAATCAGTGCAAAGCGCGCTTCAAGGTAAGCTTTGGCGGCAATATCGCCATTCCCACCGGCGGCACTGTGGGACCCATTTCCGTGGCGCTGGCTGTCGGCGGTGAGTCGCTGACCAGTGCGACAGCCATTGTCACCCCGGCGGCAGTCGAAAATTACTTCAACGTTTTCGTTGCAGCGTTCATCGAGGTGCCGCGCGGCTGCTGCGTGACTGTGGCGATTAAGAACACCAGCGCGCAGGCGGTCAGCATTGCAAACAGCAACCTGATCGTTGAGCGGGTAGCATAAGAAAGGAGATAAAGTCATGCTGGATAAACTGAATCATCTGAAGGATGAAATGTGCGACGAGCTCATGGAGCTGACCGACAAAAAGAACCGGTCCCCTGGCGATGTTGAGATGATCGGCGAGATCGTGGACATCATTTTGGACATTCACCGCATCGAGGATTACTGCGAGGGCGGCGAGTACAGCCGTACAGGCGAGTGGGAAGCTGACATGCGCGGGACTTTCGGCCACGATGCCGGAAACGGTTACAACCGGGGGAACAGCTATGCCAACCGCGGCCGTCACTATGTGCGCGGACATTACTCCCGCACGGATGGACGTGATCGCATGATCTCTGACATTGAGGACATGATGCAGGACGCCACCGGCGCAGAGCGAGACGCTTACAAACGCGCAGCGGACATTCTGCGCAACGCATAAGAGAGGGGGCGGCAGGCATGGACATCGATGAGATCAACACCCATATTCACAAGCTGAAATGCGGTTCAACGGACTGGCAGAGCGTGGAAAAGCTTGCCGCCCTCTGCACTGTGCGGGACGAGCTGGAAGAAAAGCAGGCACCTGAAACGCAGATCCAGGCACTGCCGCCCGCGACTTATGCGGCGGCGTACTCCACGGCAGCGGAACCGCAAAGCGACTTTGTGGTGGCTGCCAGCTCTGTTCCTTTCGGCGGTCTGATGCAGGTGCTTGACGAGCACATGAAGGCAATAAAGCTGGTTTACCCGAAAGAGTATGAGCTCGTAATGCGAAAAATAAGCGACTTGTAAAAGGACATAAAATGTGCTATTTTTACATAAGCTTCAGCGTTTTGGCACGAGACGGATAACCTAACAATAAGTTAACAAATCAATAATTATTTACATAAATACGTAAAATAAACTTGATTTGTAATCAGTGGGTTGCAGGTTCAACTCCTGTCACCAGCTCCAAAAATAAACGCATGAACGATAAAAACAAATCGTTCGTGCGTTTTTCTTTTTGCTTGAAACGCCTTAAAATCTCCTGAATGAGTGTGATAATCTAACAAACAATCCAACAAATCAATACTTCATTTTTTGCATTTCCTGCAACAGATAAGCCGGGTCATTGTGGGAGACGTACTTGTTTGCCGTGGTGGAGAAATTTTTGTGCCCGAGGATGGCCTGCACGGCGGTCTTTTCCAGGCCGCACTCCACCATCTTACTACTGGCCGTGTGGCGCAGCGTGTGTGGATGCACGCCCTCTATATGGCATTCCTGCATCAACGCTCGGAACTTTGTAGCTACGTTGCGCTTATCCAGCTTTGTGCCGGCCTTGGATGGAATCAGCCATTCGCACCCGCTGTCAAGCATCCAAAAGGCAATGATCTTGTAAATGGGCTCAAGGATGGGGATAATGCGGTTTTTGCCTGCCTCGGTCTTTTCGCCGCCCTGCATGTACCGCTCTTTCAGATGCACATCCTCGCAGCGCATGGAAAGCAGCTCGTCAATGCGCATACCGGTATAAAGCAACACCATTGCGATTTGCGCCGTTTGCCCAAACCTTGGGTCATTCTGTCGGCTGCTGATCTGCTCGATCTCTTGGGCGGTAAGGGTGCGCTCTGCTTTTCCTGTAGCCGCCGGGAGCTGCAGCAGCATGGCATAATTTTTGTTTATGATGTCCTGCGCCATTGCCCACTCGCAGATCTGGCTAAAAAGCGTGCGCTGCTTTTCGCAGGAGCTTCGGGAGAGTCCCTTTTCCACCATTGCGTCAATGACCTGTTGATAATCTGCCGCTTTCAAGTCCCGCAATTGTCGGTCGTATAGCGGCGTAGCCTTTGCATAGGCCAGCTCGTACCCCTTTTGCATGTCCGTGCTGAGCTTGTCAAATTTGGGCTGCGCTTTCCATTGGACATAGGCATCCGCAAAGGTGCACTTCAGAAGCGCAGCGGGGGTGTTCTGGGCGTTGTAAGCGTCCAGCGCTTGTACTGCTTCGCCTGCCGTTTCAAACGTGCCCAGAACATCCCTGCGGGCTGTGAGTGCAACATACGGTCTTGCCCGCGTCCCGCTCAGTTTATACACGCTGCCGCTGCCCTTTGGACGGCGGCGCTTTTTTCTTTGCTGCGGGGCGGCCTCCGGCTGCTTCTTCCCGCACCACGGACAAAAAGAAGCACCATCCGGGATCTCCTTCCGGCAACATGGCCTTACGCATTTCATAGCTTACTCCTTTTTTCGCCCGATGTAACTCTGCGCGCCTTTTTCCGAAGCTTCACGCCCGGCCTTGTAATTTACCTTCAAATCGTCTATTGGCGGCTGTGGGTCGTCCGGGCAGGGGTCTAATCCCATGTTCTGGGCAAAATTGTATTGGTTGATGATGATTCCGCACACGCTGACCCGGTTGTTGAGTGGGCAGTGCAGGTTGGCGGCTACCTCGGAGATCACAGCAGGCGGGCTGCTGCCGTGACTGCCTTTCAGTATGAAGAGAAGCAGCCTTTTTGTCAGTGGCGGCAGGCTTACCACGAGACGGCGCAACTCCGCGTTTAGCTCATCGTCCGCCTTTCCGTCATCCGGCACTTTGTACAGATCCGGGTGGGTCATCTCCATGAACACTGTGATGGGCGACACGCCACACGCCGTGCACCAGTCCATGATCTCGTCACTGTCCGGGCTGGTGCATCCTTTTTCCCAGCTCTGCACGGTGCGCTCTCCTTTTTCGATGCGCCTTGCAATCTCCGCTTGGCTCAGGCCAGCAGACACCCGCGTTTTTGCAAGTGCCTTTCCGATTTGGCTCGCTGTAAAATAACTCATACTTTCACCCCCATAAAACCAGTGTGTTTTTAACAAAAAATGGCGCAGACTTTTTCTGCGCCATTCGACAAATTTTATCCGTATTTTGTTTTCCAACGGCGCATGGTAAAATCTGGATTATAAATCGTAGACGTGCACAAAAGAAAGGAGAAACGCAAAATGGATTTTGAGCAAAGAAGCAGTAAAGAGGTTGAAATGACCATCATCGACGGAATGCCCGCCAGCATCCTGACCGGCACCGACCACACCCCTTCACCCTGGGAGGAATGAGTTATGAAAAATCTGTCACACTTTCGCACCCATGCCCGTGCCCTGCTGGCCTGCTATTTGGATATGACCCCGGAGCAGCAGCGCCTTGCTCGCGCTTACATTCAAGATAAGGCCCTGCCGGAGGTGCAAGCCCTGCGCAACGCAGCCGGTACGCCCGGCGGGGCGCTGGCTGCTGATCTGTTGCAAAATTTGCAGCAGCCTTGCAACCACGAATAGCAACGTGCATATTTTGCACATTGCTCGTGCATTTCGCGCGTATCTTGCAAATTCTCATTTTTCTGTGGATTTTTCCACCGAAAACAATGCTCGAATGGGGATTGACGTCAACAACCAGCGGTTTTATAATATGGTTGTGAACATGTTTTACACGTTAGTTTTTGCGGTAAATGACCTCAAGTCCGTGATCTGGATGATACGACCATGTAACGGTCACTTTGTCAAAAGCTTCCTTTTGCCTTCCGTCAATGGCACGAGTGCTCACAATTTCTTCGTAAAGCCAATCGGGAAGCCCTAGCGATTCATTAGCTTCTCTAACATGCATAAGCCCAATCGCTTTATTAGTTGTATTGTCCTTCAGGTCGTATGGATTTGTATCAATTGACAGGTATGAGCCATCGTCCGCAAGCGTTATGGTGATGTCGGCATATACATCATGCAACGTCCGAAAAACGCTATCGCTTGTTGTGCCACAATCGGTAACATCCCACATACACTTGCCTATTGAGGTCTCTATTTTTTGATTTTTTTCATTAAATGTGATTTTTTGGCTGATAAGAATAATCGGAGCTCCATCACCGGCTGTCTGCTGATATTTTCCTTTAAAAGTGAAAGTTTGATTTGCAAATGCGGTTCTCGCGTGCTCATACTGTACACTTTTTACAGCGGCATAAAAACGTTTCCCACTTTCATCTATGACGGAAAAGCATTTGTAATCGGTTTCAGGAAAAGGATAAACGGAATAATCCTCCGCGGTATAAGTGTAAAAATAGTCGAAATCGGTTCGTCCGGAAAACTCGACTGTTTGACCCACTTTGTACTGGTTCCCATCTGCAAAAGCCGTCATGGCAAAAGGAATGGACAAAGCCGCAGTCAAACCCAATGCAAGAAACGTTCTTCTTTTCATAATAACCACCTCATATACAAAAATAGGCAGCCAACCAGCTGCCTAAAAAGCTAAATTATCAAGGAAAATGCCAAAGGGGGAAAATAAAGTGCAAGAAAATAGCACAAAGTTTGCAAAATGTGATACAATGGAAGAAAAGTGCCGCCTCAAAGCTTTATTTTCTTCTCTGTCGGCACAGGAAAAACAAGAGGTGCTTTCCTATGCGGAAAGCCTGCTCAACAGCAGAAAGGAGTAAATCTGTGGATAAGTACGAAATTGAACTGGGCCGGTACAAAACCAGAATTTTTGCTCTTCTGGCAACGGAAGCGTCCGGCCTGCCCGGAATCAAAAGCGAAGAGTGCGCAAATTGCGACCACCGGTGCTCTCTTGAAATCGGGTGTTACTGCTTCAACTACGGATGCGGAAAGGGCAAGACCACGGAAGAGCTGCACGAAGCATTTGACCGCGTTTGTGATGCCCTTAAAATTTCTGACCGAAGATGGTCACCAGCAAATCCAATGCGGCCTGAAGTATTTGATTCTCCCGATCTGCTCGAAGTTCTTGAAGATAGGCTTCTCCAGCTAGCGGAAGAGAATAAATGTACTCGCTGGGAAGAAAACCACCCACCCCGTCAGGAATGTACTCTTTGCGGCGCTCATCAATCAGGCCGCGGCCCTTCAAGTTCTGAATATACCGATTCTGGCCGTTGAAACTGAAATCCTCGCCGGAAATGAGACAGACTTCGTGCTGATCCATTTTCCCGTTGTGCTTCTCCATATATAATAGGAGCGCCAGACTCTTTTTGTCCAAAAACTCAGCCATTGGAGTTTTCCTTCCTCTTTGCAACCTTAAATTCCATATACTCCAGCAGATCTGCACGGTCTGCATCGGTCATCTGACTTAGCAGCGCGTCAAACCTTGCGTCCAGCCCACTCCCTTCACCGGGGGCGGGCTTTTCTTTTTGCTCTTCGCCCATAAGCTCTTCAATAGAAATTTGTAGAAAATCAGACACAAGCAGTAGCTTATCTTTCGGCGGATAGCGCTTTCCATTAGCCCATTTTCCTACTGTTCCGTTGGCAAATTTCAAATCTTTCTCCATTTTTGTAATGGAGCTTCCTTGATTTTTGCACGATGCACGGATAAATTCTACCAGTTCAGGCAAAGAACGCATAAAAAATTCCTCCAATAGCCTAATTTTCTATTGACAACTAGAAAATTAGGCTATATAATAGAGAGCGTAAGGAGCAGACAAAACCAAAGCCCCTGACAATATTATATCGGGCAGACGCTAGATTTTATTCACTTTGTACCTCGCAACTACATAGTAGCATATTTTCTAGTGATTTTCAAGCCCGGAAAGGAGAATTGCTAGTGAATGTTTCAAAAATTGACCAGTTTTGCAAGCTGCACGGGCTGAGCCGCACCGATCTGGAGGCGGCGGCAGGCCTGAGCAACGGCGCAATCGGCAAGTGGGAGCGCTCGATTTACGGGCCTAGCCTTTCGCAGCTGCTCAAGCTCGCAAAGTATTTCAAGGTCACACTGAACGAGCTTGTGGTCTACGATGAGGAAGGAGGAAAGCCTGAATGAACGACATTATCTTATCCACACAGAACGGCGAGCCAGTTGTTTCCAGTCGGGAAGTCGCCAAGAACTTTGGCAAAGAGCACAAGGACGTGCTCAAAGCCATCAACAATCTCGTGGCGCAAAATTGCGCCGCCAAATCTATGTTCCATCTTTCCGACTTTGAGAATCGTGGCAAGAAGTACCCCATGTACCTGATGAACCGGGACGGCTTTTCGCTGCTGGCGATGGGTTTTACCGGCAAGGAAGCTCTGGAATGGAAGCTCAAGTACATCCAAGCCTTCAACGAGATGGAGAAGCAGCTGGCACAGCGCCCGCAGCTTTCCCGCTCTGAGCTGATGGCGCAGGCCTTGATCGCCGCCCACGAAGAGTTGGAGCACAAGGACAGGCAGATTGCAGAGCTGACCCCGAAGGGCATCTTTGCCGACGCGGTGAGTGCCAGCAAAAAGAGCATCCTTGTGGGCGAGTTGGCAAAGCTGCTGTGTCAGAACGGCGTGCAGATCGGGCAGAACCGGCTGTTCAGCTGGATGCGTGAGCGCGGCTACCTTATCAAAGACCCCAAGCGCAGCGACTACAACATGCCCACCCAGCGGGCCGTGGAGCAGGGCCTGTTCGAGATCAAGGAGACCACCGTGGTGCACTCCGATGGACACACCAGCATCAACAAGACGCCCAAAGTGACCGGAAAAGGTCAGATCTACTTTGTGAACCAGTTCGTGAAGCGGTAAAGCCACGGCGTGGCGTAAGCAATATATTTTGGAGGCTACTATTATGAAAAAACTGCATGTGAAAGCTACGTTTATTGAGCCGGTGCTTGGCACCTGGCCCGCAAACCCCAATGTGGCCCGCGAGTTTATCGCCAGCAAGTCGCCGGATGCTGCAAGCATCGAGGATGAAGTGGCGGCTCTTGGCCCTGATGCGGTAGCTGATAAGGGCATGACCGTTTTCCCGCGTGACCCGGACGGCAATCCGATCTTTTACGATTACCAGATCAAGGGCATGTTTAAGGATGCTTGCGGTATGCTTTCCCGCATTGGTGGCAAGACCGAGACCGGCAAGAAGAAGGCCGTGAACGAAAGCGGCAAACTGACCGCTTACAAGAAGGTCATTGACGGCCTGATCTTCGTTCAGCCCCGCATGATTCCGATTCGGACAAACGGAGAGATCGGCGACTGCCAGCGTCCGTTGCGTGCCCAGACCGCACAGGGCGAGCGCGTGAGCCTTGCCAACAGTGAGGAGATCCCGGCGGGCAGCAGCTGCGAGTTTGACGTGATCCTCCTTGACGACAGCCACGAAAAGGTTGTGCGTGAGTGGCTGGATTATGGCATTCTGCGCGGCATCGGCCAGTGGCGTAACAGCGGAAAGGGCCGGTTTACTTACATCGCATATGAGGTGAAAGCCTGAGAGCAAGGGCATGGCATTGACGGCCCGGATTCGCGGAGGCGGTGCGATGCACGGCTTGGCAATGGCAAGGCTGAGTTAGATTGGCCGTGCGATGGCTCTGCGCAGCGCAACAGTGATTTGCATTGCAGCGGCATTGCCGTGATTTGAGAAGATGCGCAACGGCAACGCAAGGAGCGGAATGGCAACGGCATGGCAGGGCGATGCTTTGCGAAGGCTATGAGGTGAACTGCTGTGCAGTGGCAGCGCACTGCGACCTACCGCATCGCGGCGGCACTGAGAAGCACAGACAGGCAAGGCAAAGGCAAGGCGAGGCAGAGCGACGTTTTGCGAAGCAAAGGCAAAGCGTTGCGGGGCTGGGCTGGGCGAAGGCATTGAGTTGAGACGAGAAGCAAAGGCAAAGCGTTGATTAGCTCGGCAATGGAATGGCGAAGCGAAGAAATGCGAAGGAATGGCGAGGCCAGGAGCCGCAGCGGCACAGCGAAGAGAAGACATTTTATTAAACATTTTATTAAAAGGAGAAACGAGCATGAAAAAAATTATTGTTGGGGTAGCGTCCGTATTGGCAAGCGCTTTGCTGATGGCCGGATGCAATAAGCAGATCGTCGATTTGACTTATGAATACAACTGGGCACAGCTGAAAATGCCTGATGGAACGATTGTCGAGGGGAAGTTGAACAGTTGGGACGATTACGAGGGCGACCAGCTGCAAGTGAAGATTGACGGTGTGACCTATCTGGTTCATTCGTCCAATGTTGTGCTGCGACATTGATAGAAAGGAGGATCTTTATGAAAACCACGATGCGCGATAAGGTTTGCCAGCTGATTGGCAAGTATCAGTTCTTGGAAGAGGACTTCCGTTCAAAGTCGTTTTTCAAGCCCGGGCCATTTTGCGGCCCGTATGGCCAGTCGGAGGAAGCTATAAAAGCGAAGATGTGTGGCCAGTTCTTGGCCGACCTGAAGAAGCTGCTGGAAGAGGACGAAGCTGCAGCAGCCCAGCAAGACCCCCGCAAGACCGCCTCGGCTGGCAAGTGGTGCGCGGAATCAGCGGCACAGGCAGCTGAGAGAGCCGCAAAGGAGGCGCGGAACAATGGGTGAAGCACTGGCAATCATCATCGCGTTTGCCGCCCTTCTGGGCATCTCGTGGGGAGTTACCTGCGCCGCCGTGTGGGCCATCTGCGCATTGATGCACTGGACGTTCACCTGGGCCACCGGAACGGCGGCGTGGATCGCGCTTTGGCTCATTGGCAGCTTTGGCAGCTCTAAGAAGTGAGGCGCTGACCATGCCTGCACAGAAGAAGCACTACAACAAGCGCTGGCTTGAACAGCGCTGGGATGCAAGGTAGCCGGAACGATTGGAGCACATCCAGCTGAAACGGCAGCTGAGAAAAAAGGAGGGGTGCGGCAGTGAAGCCGAGCATGGGAATTGCAGAGTGCTGCCAGATCATGCGTGATAACAACATCTCTGTGAGCGAGCCGATCTTTACCGGTATGATTCAGGCTGGCAGCTTCCCGGCATGGGCGGTGCCGTCTATTGACACCAAGAGCGCCGCCCCGCTGATCTCACGCGCCGGATTTATGGCGTGGATGAAGGATTTCTACAAACTTGAGAAGATCTACACAAAGGAGGACCCGAAAGAATGAAACTCAAATCCACTACTTACTACTGGCTGGCTGTCATTTTTGGCGGCGTTGGAATGGGTGCAGCTATGGGCGCAGAGGGTACCGCGCAGACCACCGGATACATCTCCGGCACGCTGTTTGCGGTGTCGCTGGTGCTGATTTTGGCCGCTGTTCTGCTGGCTCGTCTGGGCTTTGCCGCAGAGGACAGGGAGAGAGCCGCAAAGCGGCGCAAGTACGGCAAGATCAGCCGCACCCACGCCCGCAACCCGGAGTATCCGGAGAATCAGGAGCGTGGGGCATGATGACGGCTAAAGAGTACGTTGAGGGCAAAGTCAAATCCTACACGCGGCTTGCCGAACGCTGCAAGCGAGAAGCCGAAGCCTCAGACGACATTGTTGTCCGGGCCGGATACTCCGCACGAGCAAACGTCTGGGAGATGTGCGCCGAAGAAATGGACAACGTGCGGGAGATGCTGCAAGAGGAGTCCGGGGAGATCACGTATGCCTGACACTGTCCGCCATGTCATGTGGTACACCGTGTACGATGCCAAGACCGGAGACCTGATCGCCAGCGGTACGTCTGAGATGTGCGCAAGGCGGCTGGGTTACAAAAGCGCAAACAGCTTTGCGTCCGCGAGCAGCCACAGCCGCAACGGCAGGCGTCGGGCTCGCAAGTACATTTTTGAGAAAGAGCGCATCCGACGTGATGAGGTGGACAGTCTGCCGCCGATACGCCGCAAAAAAAGAAGAGCCTGCCCGTGCGCCAACACGGACAAGCCCAAAGAGTGATGAGTCTCGCCGCCCATCACCACAAAAATAGCACAAAACAGGAGGTTTTACAAGTGGCACTTTTGAGAATTTACGATGTGAAGCAAGAGCCGCCAGCGCTTGTTTCGCAGCAGCAATTTCCGGATACTTCGGATGCAATTGTGATTGCCGATGAACTGGCAAAGAGAAAGCCCGAACAGCTGTACAGGGTGTTTGACGCCGATATGAACGTTGTGTATGCGAGGTGAATATTTATGCAAGAAGAATTGACCGTCCGGGTGGAGCACCCGGAGCTGCCCGCGATCCGGTGGAACGAAGCCGAGGTGCAGCAGAATCTGACCGAGATGCTGGCCGCCTACACCGGCCGCGTCTACACCCCGGAAACCATCAAGGATGCCAAGGCCGACCGCGCCGCCGTGAACAAGCTGGACAAGCAGCTCAGCGATGCCGCCCGCAGTGCAAAGGCTTTTTACATGAAGCCGTTGGAAGAGTTCTTGCAGAGCGCCAAGCAGATGCAGAGCCAGTGTAAGGCTGTATCCGGCGCAATCGATGCTCAGGTCAAGGCTGTGGAGGAAGCCGAACGGCAGGACAAGGCCGACGCCCTGCAGGCTGTCTATGCGGACTGCATCGGCGAGCTGCTGGAGCTTATCCCCTTTGACCGCTTGCTTGTGCCCCAGCAGCTGAACAAGACCTATGACCTGGCAAAGGCCAGCCGTGAACTGCGCAAGAGCGTGGAGACCCGGCGGGAGGAGCTGCGTCTGATCCGGGAGACCTGCGGAGAGGACGCAGAGGCTTGCACCACGGAGTATCTGCGTGAACTGAATCTGAACGCTGCCCTTGTGGAGCATAGCCGCCGCCAGAATGCCAGGGACGCACAGCGCCGCGCAGAAGCCGAGAGAATGGCCGCAGAGCGGGCGCAGGCCACCGCTCCGGTCGTTATCCCTCCGACCGATGAAGAACGCCAGATCGCCACAGAAGCGGCTCAAACGGCGCAGGCCAATGCAGCCATTACGCCGGATGGCAGGTTGGATTTCGGCATGCTTCAGAAATTTGCAGAGCCTGCGCAGCAGGAGGCTCCGGTCCGCAAGCAGTATCGTTTCTGGGTGGAGTTCACCCGCGAGGACATCGCGTGGTTCAAACAGGGAGCCGCAGAGCGCGGCTTCCGCTATGGTTCTATCAAATAATTTTGGAGGTATTTACTTATGGCATTTACTCGTCCCGGCGCACCCGCGCCTACTTCGTCCGTTTCCAATGCACAGGCTCTGGCAAACCGTTCCGTCCAGAACGCCAACCTTGCAGGCAGCACTGCTATGCAGGCCGCATCCCCATCCCCGTCCGTTCCGGTGGAGATCACTGCTGCCGATGGCCAGCACCTCGTCGTCAGTTTTGACGAAGTACGGCGTTTTATTTGCGACAAAGCCACCGATGCTGAATGCAAAATCTTTCTGGAGACCTGCAAGCAGTACAAGCTGAACCCCTTCACCAAGGAAGCCTATCTGATCCACTACGACAACAAGAACGAGGACACCGCCAGCACCATCGTGCTGGGCAAGAACTGTTATCTGCAGATGGCCGAGCGCAACCCGGCCTACGATGGTTTTGAAGCTGGCGTGATCGTCCTGACCGCAGATGGCCAGCTGCTGAACCGTGAGGGTTCCATCGTCTATGATGGGAACGGCGGCGAGACCCTTCTCGGCGGCTGGGCGAAGGTCTACCGTAAGGACCGCACCCGCGCCAGCTACGAGGAAGTCAAGCTCAGTGAATACGACACCGGAAAGTCTCTTTGGAACGGCAAAAAGGCTACCATGATCCGCAAGGTGGCTTTGGCGCACGCCCTGCGTGAAGCATTTCCTTCTACTTTCGGCGCTCTGTACGATGAGAGCGAGGTGCGTGTGGACGCTGAAGGCGCCGCTCGTGAGGTGCCGCCTGAAGAACTGCCGGTGCTGGATCCTTACGCAGGCTCCCACCGCCACCGCAAGACAGCAGGCACCCTGATCCCTGCCTCGGATGCACCCTCTGCAGAGGAAAACGCCGATGATCCGTTTGGCGGTGATGATGCATGATCGTCCAGACCAAGAACGGCATCATGCTGCACGGCGAGATCGCCAAAGACCCGGTGCTTCGGGATGCCGGTCAAAAACGGGTGCTGAAGTTTGACTTGAAAGCCAGCCGCACACAGGACGAGACCGGAAAATGGCAGAGCTTCTTTGTGGGTGTTAACCTTTGGCACGGCATCGACCAGTGGGACGGCATGCTGCAGAAAGGCGATCAGGTCACAGTTTTTGCCCAGAAGCTGAAAGAGCGGGAGTACAACGGTAAGACCTACTACGATGTAGACGCGGATGATGTTCAGCCAGGTGGGCTGGTGACATTCCGTTGGCTGCAGCAGATGATCGACCTGATGGCGCAGCCCGGACCGCCGCTGGAACCTGCAGAACCGGCAGCAGAACCGGAAGGCCTGCAGGGCGCGCAGATGTACCCCGGCGAAACGCTTGCGGATTACGCACTGCACAGCACTGCCGCGCCAGAACCGGCTCCATCTACCGAGTATGACCCCATCAACGAAGATGCCGAAGACCTTCTGTTCTGATCTCGCAAGCTGTGCTATCTGGCTATACGGGCGTGCAAAGAAGGAGGTGAAAGCGGTTGAAAGAGGAAGAACAGAAAAGCATAGTCATTTACAAATCATGGAAAAAGCCATTGCGTAAATTGTCTCTGGAGCAAAAAGGCAGGATTTTTGATGCGCTGCTTGATTTCCCCGATCCACCGAATTTTGAGGACGACCAGAAGCTCGAAATGGCGTGGGATTTTATGTCCGAGGCGGTGGAATCAAATTCTAAAAAATGGAACGAAAGACGAGAAAAGAGAGCTGCTGCAGGGCGTAAAGGCGCAGAAGTTACAAACGGCAAGCGTCAGCAAAACGCGGCAAATCCGGCAAATGCCGACTTTGACGAGCAAAAACAGCAAAACGCGGCAAATCCGGCTGTAAATGGTAATGTAAATGGTAATGGTAATGTAAATGGTAATGTAAATGGTAATGGTAATGTAAATGGTAATGGTATATCACCTAACGGTGGTGTATATAATAGCGCCGCCGCCGTTGACGTAGAACTTTCTAAAATCGTCCAGCATTATCAGCAGGCCGTTGGGGACTTCCCACGCTCTGCGCTGGACAAGCTGCAGAAGTGGAGGCAGGAGTACAGCACAGAGATGATCCTGCTGGCGATTGACAAGGCCACAGAAGCCGGAAAGCGCTCGTGGAGTTACATCAACGGCATATTGTCCGGATGGAAACGGGACGGCCTGCGTACGCCGGGGGACGTGGAAGCCAACGAACAAAGCCGACAAGCCAGACCGCGAGGAAAGCAGCCAACCGAGACCGTAGACGACCAGCTTGCACGGGTGCTGGCGAAGATGGACAGAGAAAGAGGGTTTGAGACATGACGCGGGAAGACGTGGCAAAGCTGATCCGCATGAATTTTGTGCTGTACAAGCTGGGTTCCAAGCCGCTGACCGATGAGGAGATGCAGACCACCATTGACGTGTGGGCGTACCAGTTCGGCGATTATGACGGCGATACCGTCAAACGGGCTTTTCTGGCAGCAAACCGAGTATGCGTTTATCCGGTCACGGTGGCCGACATCTTCAAGCAGCTTTCCCAGCGCCTGGACCCGTCCGCTGAATGGGAAGCTCTGGCTGTAGCGGCACGCAAGGCACAGACATTTTTGAGCTGGCGCAAGTTCCCGATGGTGACCGGCATTGACGAAAAGGGCGGGCTGCTGCGTAGTGACGGGCAGAAAGAACTGAAAGCCCTGTATGACCAACTCCCCCCGGCGGCAAAATCCTATGCCGGAAGCGTTGGAGGGCTTTCAGAGCTGGCTGAAATGCCGGACCTTACATACCGCCGTGCCGAGTTTTTGAAGCAGGCGCAGGCCGATATCACCACTGCCCCGCGTGAAGCTGCAAGGCTGCGGGCGAGCGAGCTGACAAAGAAGGAGATTGAAAAATGAGCGATAAAAGATTGATTGACGCGAACGCTTTGCACAAGCGCATTGAAATGAACCTTCGTGCAAGCAATCCGTTCACTATTGAAGAATGCTGCTATAAGGATGCACTGAACAGCGTGGACGAGGCTCCAACCATCGACCCGGAAACGCTGCGGCCGGTGGCACACTGGGAGGAAATTCCCAACTCCTATGTGAGCTGTGCAGGGAAAAACGCATGGTGTGTACCAGCAACCCGTTGCTCGAACCCGGAATGCGGAGAGGTAAACCCGTGTAGCCTCAAAACGCCGTTTTGTCCGATGTGCGGATCAAGAATGGAGGATGTGCCGTATGACGATGACGCTGTGTAAAGACTGCCCCGACCGGCACCCGATCTGCCACGACAGCTGCCCACGGTACGCCGAGTACAAGCGTCAGCTGAAAGCGCAGCGCATCTACACCAACGCGCACCACGCGGCAGAGCGGATCAGCCGCAACGATTTCGACAAAGAAGGATGGATGGGAGGAAGAAAACGGTGAAAGTGTTGATTGCCTGTGAGGAATCGCAGGAGGTCTGCAAAGCATTCCGGGCGAAAGGTCACGAAGCCTATTCCTGCGACCTGATTGAGCCGTCCGGCGGGCATCCAGAATGGCATATTCTTGGTGACTGCCTAAAGGCTATTGAGGGGGGGCGGGTCGTGACAATGGATGGAATCGCGCATGATGTGCCCCACTGGGATATGATTATCGCATTTGTCCCCTGCACAAAGACGAGCAACGCGGGAGCAAGACACCTGTACAAGGGAGGAAAGCTCAATCTTTCCCGGTATTATGAGGGATTGTGCGGCAAGGCGCTTTTTCTTGCCGTGTGGGCTGCAGATTGCGAAAAAGTGGTGATTGAGAATCCTACCCCCAGCAAGATTTTTGATTACCCAAAGCCTACACAGGCAATCCAGCCCTACGAGTATGGACATCCGTACAGCAAGAAAACGCTACTGTGGGAGCGCGGTGTGCCGCCGCTACGTCCGACAAACATTGTAGAGCCTACCGCCACATGGTGCCCGTCTGGCTCCTATTCGCACAAGCATGGCGAGCAACACAAGGGAATGTTTACCACTGACCGCGCAAAGAACCGGGCAAAGACTTTTCCGGGCGTTGCAAAGGCCATGTCCGAACAATGGGGGTGAGCAGATGAAACTAACCCTCTACGGTGACCCGCGCACCAAGAAAAACTCTGCCCGCATCCTCAAAAGCCGTTCAGGCGGGCGCTTTGTGGCCCCTAGCAAGGCCTACGTGGATTATGAGACGGACTGCCTGCGGCAAATCAAAAGGCCTCGCAGCCCCATTTCTGCCCGTGTGAACGTGAGGTGCGTATACTACATGAAGACAGCCCGCCGGGTCGATCTGGCAAACCTCATTGAGGCGACCACTGACATTCTGGTAAAAGCCCGCGTGCTGGAGGACGACAACAGCAAGATCGTTGCCGCACACGATGGCAGCAGGGTGGATTACGACAAACAAAACCCCAGAGTGGAGATCTGGATTGAAGAAATGGAGGAGTAAAATGCTTGATATGCTATTTGAAATTGCAAGCACGCTGTTCATGGCAACACTTGCGGGATTTTTCATCTGGTTTGTTCTTAGCGATGGCAACCCAATTGAACATTTCAAGCGGTGGCTCAACCGCAACAAACCTTGCCTTTGCGACCGGTGCGTTTTCTTAAATCAAAAATTTGGGGCGTCAGAATCTGGATATCACTATATCTGCCGGAGAAGTGACAAAGACGAAGGATACATAAATCCGCCCGAATATTGCAACGATTTTGAAGAAAGGAGCAACAATGACCCGCACATGGACACCTGACACCGACACGCCAAAGCCAGACAGCGGCGTGGACTACCACACCGTCAAGTCGTGGTTTAAGCAGCTTCGGGCTATGGACGACCGAATTGACCGTATCCAGCTGGACATCCGGCAGGCGCATGACAAGGCCACGAAGTGCACCGCCAGCATGACCGGAATGCCCGGCGGATCCGGGCACGGAGACAAAATCGGGCTTTGTGCCGAAGAAACAGACGAAAACGAGCGCAAGATGCAAGAGCTGCAAGCCGAGCTAGAAGTTTTGCGGACGGAAGCAAAGCGCCGAATCAAGTACATTGCAGGAACCAAAAGCAGTGACATGATGCAGGCATGCTTGTATGGATACTACGTCCAGAACCAAAAGCAGGTCGTCGTGGCCCGCAGTCTTGGCCTGCCAAACGAAAACCGCGTTTCTTTGTATGTGCGGGATGGATGCAAGCAGCTTGCGCAGATTTGGCATCAATTTATGTAATTTTCTTACATGTTGTCGTTATTGTTGTTACATGTGAGATGTGGTAAAATTGGTATAAGCGGAACCGCCGAAAGCGGTGAGACGCTTGCCACGCAGCCTTCGAAACGTGCTCCTTCTTGACATTTTCCTCTTCCTCCTTTCAAGCTTGCAGGTTTTTGTTCTCTCTTCACGTTTCGCGGGCTGCTTCTATGCGAGATTTTGGCACGGCTCCATTCAGGGCGGCGGCTCTGAGTGTCTGGGGAAGGGCGCGCACCTTCCTCTCCGCGTGGTTCGAATCCACGGTTTCGCACCATATGGCGCATGGACTAGACAACCCGCAAGGCCGCACGTGCAACCTCCCGTGCCAAGAAAAGGCCTTAGAATCCTTGCCAAGGTGTAGCTTTCCTGACAGGATGTGCGCCAACCAACAGCCCCGGCGGCGAACCGGAGCTGTTTTTATATGGCCGCCTGAGCGCAGTCTGGAGCGCGGCGCGTGTGTGTAGACACGGCTGGTTCGATTCCAAGGGCGGCTTTTATACTCCGGTAGCTCAAGCGGTAGAGCAGCGGTCTCCAAAACCGAATGTTGCAGGTTCGAGTCCTGCCGGGAGTGCTTGCGTGCCCTAGAGCGGGCCGCGCAATAGCGGGGCATCCGGCCGCGAAAGTTCCGGATGCAGCAGCGCCCACCGTTTGACGCATGTCCAACGCACTGAATGCACGGGCGCTGCTTATATGCCGTCATAGCTCAATAGGCAGAGCGCCGCCCATTTAAGGCGGGACAACGTTGGTGACACCACGAGAACATCACTGCACAGCCAACCACTGCGCACATCCGTTCCGTGGGTGCTGGTTCAAATCCAGCTGGCGGCACATTCGATAATTTGACCGTTCGGATTTCCGGGCGGTTTTTCTTTTGCACGAGTTTCGAGTTTAGAGAGGTGGTGGCGGTGAGTGCGAAGCGGCTGACAGACAGGCAAAAAAAGAAGATCATCGCTGACTATGTGCAGCTGCAGAGCTACGCCAGAACCGCAAAGCTGAACGACGTGGCAGAAAGCACCGTGCGGAAAATCGTGAAAGATAATCCCAAGTGCGCGGATTTGTGCGCCTTAAAAAAAGAGCAGAACACGCAGGACATGCTTTCCTACTTAGGTAGCAAGCGCGGGGAAGCACAGGATCTTCTCGGGCTGTACCTTCAGGCGATGGCAGACCCTGACAAGATCGCAGAGGCAACGCTGCCGCAGCTGTCCACGGCGTTTGGCACCATCGTGGACAAGTTTGCTGTGCTGGGAGACCAGAGCGGCATAGAGGCCCCGGACGATGGCCTGCTTGAGGCCTTGAGCGCCGCCGCAGACCTCAGCCCGCCGGATGATGTAGACATGCTGCCAGAGGAAGAGGACGACCATGCGGAAAAGTAACGGATTCCGTTGGAAAGCCCTCAGCCAGCGGCAAAAGCAGGTCTTGAGCTGGTGGACACCACAGAGCGCATACAGCGGTTACAACGGCATCATTGCCGATGGCGCTATTCGCTCGGGCAAGACCTTTGCCATGAGCTTTTCGTTCGTCCAGTGGGCTATGACCTGCTACAACGGCCAGCAGTTTGCCATGTGCGGAAAGACCATTGCCAGCTTCCGGCGCAACGTGCTGGGGACGCTCAAGCAGCAGCTTGCAGCCCGTGGCTACAACGTAAAGGAACATCGGGCAGAAAACTGCATGACCGTCAGCAATGGCGGCAGAACCAACGAATTTTACTTTTTTGGCGGCAAGGACGAGAGCAGTCAGGATCTGATCCAAGGCATCACCCTTGCCGGGGCGTTCTTCGACGAGGTGGCCCTGATGCCGCAGAGCTTCGTCAATCAGGCCACGGCTCGTTGCTCTGTCACCGGGTCAAAGTTCTGGTTCAACTGCAACCCGGGCAGCCCACAACACTGGTTTTATCTGGAGTGGGTGCGCAAGTGCCGTTCCCGCAAGATGATGTATCTCCATTTCACGATGGACGACAACCTGTCACTTTCCGAGGACATCAAGGCCAGATACCGCAGCCAGTACAGCGGCGTTTTCTATCAGCGCTACATTTTGGGCCTGTGGACGGTGGCAGAGGGCCTTGTATATGACATGTTCGACCGCAAGAAGCACGTCGTTGATGTGCTGCCGGAGCTGTCTCCAAAGAGTGCCTATGTGGCGTGTGACTTTGGCACCCAGAACGCAACGGTGTTCCTGCTGCTCCAAAAACAGGCCGATGCAGACTGCTGGATCGTCACCCGGGAGTATTACTACAGCGGGCGAGAGCAGAAGCGGCAAAAGACCGTGGGCGAGTACGTCACAGACCTGAAAGCGTGGCTGGACGGCCTGAAGCCGGAGAGGATCATCGTTGACCCCTCTGCCCTGCCCCTGATTACAGAGCTGCGCAAGAACGGCTTTACCCAGACTCCCGCAAACAACGACGTTCTGAGCGGCATTTTGGACGTGCAGACCATGCTGCAGACCGGACGGCTGAAGATCTACAAAGACTGCAAGCACACGCTGGAGGAGTTCGGCGTGTACGCTTGGGACCCAGATAAAGACGACACCGTGCTGAAGGTCAACGACCACTGCATGGACGCTATCCGCTATTTCGTGCGCACAAAGCGCCTTGTAAAACTGAGGGATTGATTTTGAGCACTGTATACACATTCCAGACCTTCCAGCAGGCGCAAGCCGCCGGGGAACAGCCTGATTTCATCCGGCGCTTCGTGCAGCAGCACTGCGCTTCCGGACCGTACAAGATGGCGCTGGACGCTGACCTGTACGATGCCCAGAAAAACCCGGGGGCTGAACGCTTTGCGCAAGCTTACGCTTTGATGCTGAAACGCCTGTCCAAAAACACCAAGCAGGACATCCTGCACCCCGATATGGTCAAGAGCAATCTTTTCCGGCGGCTCAACAAGCAGAGAGCGACCTACTCCCTCGGCAACGGCGTGGTCTTTGCGGACGATGGCGTGGACAAGGACAGGCTGGGGCAGAACTTTGACGAGCAGATCCAGAAGGCCGGATATTTTGCCCTGATCCACGGCGAGAGCTTTGGCTTCTGGAACAACGACCATCTGGTGGTTTTCAAGTTGACCGAGTTCGCTCCCCTGTACGATGAAAAGACAGGCCTTTTGCAGGCGGGTGTGCGCTTCTGGAGGCTGAACCCGGACACGGATATGCATTATATCCTGTATGAGGAGGACGGCTTTACTGAGTACATGGAAAGCAAAATCGACAGCACGATGCAGGAGACCGTGAAGAAGCAGGCATACAAGAGCGTGACTGTCACCACACCCGGCGGCGGGCTGGAAAGCGTGGAGGGCGAAAACTACAGCGCCCTTCCCATTGTGCCGCTGTGGGGCTCCGACCTGCACCAGAGCACCCTTGTGGGCCTGAAAGCCTACATCGACAACACCGATTTGGTGATGTCCGGCTTCTGCAATGACTTGCAGGACTTTTCGCAGATCTACTGGCTGTGCGAGAACTTCAACGGCATGACCGATGACGAGTTGCAGGAGTTCCTTGTCAAGCTGAATCTGTACCACATTGCAGGCGCAGACACCAGCGAAGGCGGCAAGATCACCCCCTACACCACCGAGATTCCTGTGACGGCCCGGCAGGCTCTGTTGGAGCTGCTCCACACCCGGGTGTATGAGGACTTCGGAGGTCTGGACGTGCATTGTGTCAGCGCGGACAGCACCAACGACCATCTGGATGCGGCCTATGAACCGCTGAACCAGAACGCGGACGACTTCGAGGCGCAGGTCAAGCCGTTCATCCGGCAGATCTGCGCACTGGCTGGCTTTGACAACGCAATGCCGACATTCAACCGCAGCAAGATCACCAACACCGCCGAACAGGTCAGCATGGTGATTTCCGAGGCCACCATCATCGGGCAGGACATGGCCATCGACCTGCTGCCCAACCTCACCCCGGAACAAAAGGAGCAGGCCAAGGCCGCGCTGATGGCTGAGAGCGCAACACGGGAGACCGTGGGCGAGGGGGAGGGAGACGGTGATGAAACGTGATTTCTGACCGTGACCGCATCTCTACCCGCCAGCTGAACCGCCTGCGCCGCCGCATCCTCCGGGTATACGGCACTGCCCGCCGGGAGATGCAGGAGCAGCTTACCGAGTTTCTGGCAAAGTACAAAGCGCTGGACGAGCGCAAACGGGCACAGCTGGATGCAGGCGAGATTACAGAGGATGATTACCGCATCTGGCTGCAAAATCAGGTCTTTCAGTCCGATTTGATGCACGCCAAGCTTGACGGCATCACCCAGACCTGCACCACAGCCCAAGAGACGGCCTACAAGCTGGCCCGGGACGAGCAATACAACATCTTTTCCTTTGGCGCAAACTGGGCCTTCTACGAGCTGGAACAGGCCGCAGGCGTGACGTTCGGGCTGACCCTGTACAACACCGAGGCCGTCAAGCTGCTGCTGAAAGAGAACCCCCGCATGGTGCCCAACAAGCGCATCAAGAGCGAAAGCAACCGCACCTATGATGCCCGGGTGTTCAATCGCTACGTCATGCAGGGCATTGTGCATGGCAAGAGCGTCCACGACATCGCCGTGCAGGCCGTCAACGGCATGGCCGACACGGAGATCCACTGGGCCATGAACAACGCCATCACGGCCCTTACCAGCGCCCAGAACGCCGGGGCTTTGCAGCAGATGCGCAACGCCCAGGCTTTGGGCATCGAGGTCAAAAAGCGCTGGAATTCTACCCACGACTACCGCACCCGCGAGATGCACCGCCTGCTTGACCAGCAGACGGCAGAGCTTGACGAGCCGTTCAAGGTCATGGGCTACGAGATTCAGCGCCCCGGCGACCCCAACGCAGCGCCGGAGATGGTCTACCACTGCCGCTGTGTGTTGTCCTCTGCCTTGGGCAAGTATCCCCGACAGAACGCCATGCAGCGGGACAATGTGACCAAAGAGACCACCCCCGTCATGGATTACACCGAGTGGTATAAATCCAAGGGCGGCAAAGAGAAAGAGCAAATGTGGTGGGCGGAAGAGCGCAAGAGAAAGAGGACAAAAAAATGAATTCTGCCGAAAATTTCGAGAATCTTGCAAAGGCATTTTACAATGCCGGCGGAACCGCTAAAAATTTCGAAGAAGCGATCAGTAAGGCTGAAAAGGCAGCGAACCGGCCCGATTGGCCGAAAACTTATTTTGAACGCAAGAGAAAGAGGAAGATTGCAAAGCATGAAAAATAAGAAGTTTGGGATTGTTGTAATCAACGATGACTTTTTCTTGAACTTTTGCCGTGATTTTAAGCCCCCGTGTGGTTACATTAAGCCAAAACACGCGCGGCCTTCCTACGGAAATGGCGCAAAGCCGCATGGAGCACACAAACGCCTTATTAGGACAATGGAAGGAGTCAGAAAAAGAAAGAAGGGATAAACCGTGATTCTGCCGATGGAAAACACCGAAAAAATGATTTTTCCCGGCGTAGGAAAGTACGGCATCCCTGCGATTAAGCCTGAAACGGACATCCGCATCGACAAGCTGGAATGGATCCCGGTCAATTATGCACTGACAGCCAAAGACAAGGCCACAAAGGGCGTGCATTTTTACAAGGACGATTACCAGTTTGAACGGTTCTGGAACAACCCAGACAAGTATATCCCGCTTTTGCAGCAGTTCGGTGCGGTATGTTCGCCGGATTTTTCACTTTACAGCGATATGCCGCTTGCGGTGCAGCTTTTCATGCACTACAAAAAGCACTGGCTGGCTGCATACTGGCAGGCGCACGGCATCCACGTCATTCCAACGCTTTGCTGGTGCGGCGAGCAAAGCTATGGTTGGTGCTTTGATGGGGAACCGAGAAACGCTATCGTGAGCATTTCCAGCCACGGAACGCAGTCTGACCCATACGAAGCGGAATGTTTCGCCAAGCACTGCCGCAAGGCGCTGGAAGTGCTGCAGCCGAGCAGCATTTTGTGGTATGGGAAATGCCCGGCAGAATTTGACTGGAACGTGACCAAAATCAAGCCATTTCAATACGAAAGGAGGCACTACCGTGAGTAAAAGAGGTTCGGGCAACTCCGCGAGAGCGGGCGGCGGCGCAAATGGAGCAAAAAGTTTGGATAGTACGCTGGTGAGAAGATCGAATGATTTTTCGTTGTTTGATGCTGGCGATGCAACAAAGCGCGAGTATGAAGCGAACGTGAAGAAAATCCAACAGTCGAATCTTACTCAGCAGGAAAAAGCGGCGGCACTGGATAAATTGCATGAACTGACAACGGAACAGCTAAAGGCTCAGACGAAGGTTGCGAATCCATATGTTTCCGGCCCTGCAAGGTTTAACCAGAGTCAGGTGCAAAAGGCGGCGGATAACACGGCACAGAAACGGCAAAACGTCAATTCTTTTATGAAGGATGTGCAGAAAAAGTCAACCGCAAACAAAAAGGCAGCTGAAACAAAGTCGCTTTCTTCCGTTTTGGGTTCTGCAATGGACAGGGGTGCACTTGAAGTGACATTTGAGGGAAAGACCTACTACCGCGCAAGAAAAAATTCCAAGACGTGGAGAGTTCGGTAAACCATGAACTTTAACTACGACATCAAATTCACCGACAACACCCCGCAGTTGCATGAAGCGCTGGACTCGTGGGCGGAGCGGGTGCTGACCATCTGGGGCATGAAGGTGCAGGACTACGCCCAGCTTCTTGTGCCCACAGGCACGGCAGACAGCACGGGCATTGAGGGCTACGTGGGCGGCGCGCTCAAGCAGAGCCTGACCTTTGCCCTCGACCTCGCAAAAAAGACCGTGACCATCGGGTCAAATCTCTTTTACAGCGTGTATGTGGAGCTGGGAACGGGCATCTTTGCCGAGAAGGGCAACGGACGCAAAACGCCGTGGGTCTGGAAAGACTTCAACGGCAAGTGGCACTTTACCCGGGGCATGGCTCCCCGTCCGTTCCTCCGCCCGGCGGTGGAGAATCACATTGACGAGCTGCGAGAGATTGCGGTGGAAGAAGCGGAGAAGGGAGAATAACATGACAGAAAAAGAGAAACTTGAAGATTTGCTCACAATGCATTGTTTTCTCAAAGAAAGAGGACTTGCTATTGCAGAACAGGCAGAAAAAGATATTGAGGAAACCAAAAAGAAGCTCTTAACAATCGAGAGCTGCGGAGAAAAAGAAGTGCTGAGGAAAAAGTTTTTAGAGGAAGGAAAAGAAGCCACTAAAAACTTGCAAGCCCTTTGCGATTTGGTTTATGGCGAGGGTAAAGCAAAGGTTGAGATAACGGTATCGGTTGACGCGGATAAGCCGATATTCAGCAAAGAAGAGGTAGCTGTTATCAAAGAATGCTTGGATTTTCGCAAAGGAGAATAAACATGAAAAAGTTTTTTGCAGCAATTACGCTTTTGGCAGTGTTGCTTCTGTGCGGCTGCTCTGAGGCAGACAAGGCGAACGCCAACATCTCAAAGCAGGCCGACTATTTTGAGAGCGAACGCAAGATCACCGTCTACAACGCCCGCACGGACAAGGTCATCATGGAGGCCGAGGGCTATATGTCCATTTCCACCAACTCGGACAACGAGTTGGTCTGCACTGTGAAAATTGGCCCGGACACCTACCGCAAAAATTACATCTACCTCAACAGCTACACCATGTATGTGGTGGAGGACATTACCGGCACCCATACCGATCCGTACCACTACAAGCTCTATTTTCACACGGACGTTTTGCCAAGCGTGGAAACAAGGCCGTAAAATTTAATACTCAGCGGTTGGCGCACAGCGTCAGCCGCTTTTTTATGCCGCTTTAGCTCAGGCTGGCAGAGCGCCGGATTTGTAATCCGGGGGCCGTGGGTTCAAGCCCCGCAGGCGGCACCACACCGGCAGCACGTCCGGCAAATAACTTATTGCCAAGCATGGCAGCCCGAGCAAGGGCAGAAAGGACTATTACATGGCACTCAAAAGAGCTGACATCCGCACGATTCTGGAGAACCCCGAAACCTCCAACGATGACAAGGTCGAAGCCATTCTGGACGCCCTGCACAAGGAGACGGACGGACTCAGAAACCAGCTGGATGAAGAAAAAGCAGCCCGCACACAGGCCGAAAAGGACCGGGACGCAGCCAACGGCGGCAAGCAGGCCGCTGAAAAGGCGCTGACCGACTACAAAGCCCAGCAGACCCAGAAGGACACCCACGCAGCCAAGGAAGCCAAGTTCCGGGAGCTGCTGAAGGCTGCCGGGGTGCTGGACAAGTATGCAGACCGCGTTGTGCGGCTGTCTGGCGAGGATATCGACAAGCTGGAGCTGGACGAAAAGGGCGAGGTCAAGGACGCCAAGAAGCACACCGACAGCCTGAAAGCCGATTGGAGCGACTTCGTAGGCACTACGACCACCACCGGCGCAAAGGTGGACAACCCGCCCACAAACGCCGGTTCCAAAATGACCAAAGACCAAATTTTTGCAATCAAGGACGCCGGCGAGCGCCAGGCGGCTATTGCAGCAAATGCCGACCTGTTTACAGGCGGCGGAAAGGACTAATACATGGCAGCAAAGACCAATCTGATCACCACTACCGAGATCACCGTCAACCCCCGGGAAATCGACTTTGTAACACGCTTCCAGCGCAACTGGGAGCATCTGCGGGAGATCATGGGCATCATGCGGCCCATTCGGATGCAGCCCGGCACCGTGCTGAAGAGCAAGTACGCCCAGGGCACCCTGCAGAGCGGCACCGTGGCAGAGGGCGAGGAGATTCCCTACAGCCAGTACACCGTCAAAGAGAAAGACTACGGAAAGATCACCATCGAGAAGTACGCCAAGGCCGTCTCTCTGGAGGCTATCCAGAATTATGGCTACGATGTGGCCGTGCAGAAGACCGATGACGAGTTTTTGTTCGACCTGACCGCAAAGGTCACGGACAAGTTCTACAAGTACCTGAACACCGGCAGCCTGAAGGGCACCCCCAAGACCTTCCAGATGGCTCTGGCCATGGCAAAGGGCAGCGTGGAGAACAAGTTCAAGAATATGCACCGCACCGTCACCGGCGTTGTGGGCTTTGCCAACGTCCTGGACGTGGCGGAGTACCTGGGCACCGCCCCGATCACCATCCAGAACCAGTACGGCTTCCAGTACATCAAGGATTTCATGGGCTACAACACCATCTTCCTGCTGTCCGACGGCGAGATCGCAAAGGGCAAGGTCATTGCCACCCCCGTGGACAACATCGTGATGTACTACGTTGACCCCTCCGACAGCGACTACGCCAAGGCTGGGCTTGTGTATACCACCGCAGGCGAGGCCAGCAACCTGATCGGCTTCCACACCCAGGGCAACTACACCACCGCCGTCTCTGAGAGCTTCGCCATCACCGGCGTGACCCTGTTTGCTGAGTACCTGGACGGCATCTCTGTCCAGACCATTACCCCGGGTGAATCGGTCTAACCTGCAAGGGGGTGACTTTGCATGACCGTCCCAGAGCTGTGCGTTTACACGCACAATTTTTTTGACCGGGCAGATGATCCCGTTGCCGGGGAGTTTGCTTTTGAGCCGGATACCGTGCCCGCCGGGGTAGTGCCGGGGCAGTATTTCCTCGTGTGCGGATCCATCTTCAATGACGGCGTGCACAAGGCCGGGGACGGCGATCTGACCGCCGAGACCTTCACCGGGACGGTGCAGCCCATGCGCGTGCCGCCTGATTTTGTGGCGCTGGCTGAAAAAATCGACGCATACGACAAGGCACTGCCGTCCGGCGGCGTGTATGTGTCCCAGTCTTTTGCCGGGTGGTCCGGCACGATGGCTACAGGCGCGGACGGCCTGCCTGCAGACGGCAAGACCCGCTATAAATCCGAGATCAATCATTGGAGGAAGATGTGACATGGTCAATCCGTTCACTGCATCCACCGTGATGCAGAGCTTTACCCAAAAATACCGTTTTCAGACCCGCAGCTATGAGCCGGACGGCGTGGGCGGCTTTGTGTCCGGCTGGAAGGACGGCCCAGAGTTTGAGGCCGTGGAGCGTCACGATACCACCGTGGAAGCTCAGGTGGCAGAGCAGGCTGACACGGCATCTACCTATACCCTGCTGGTCAGCACCGGCGTTCCGCTGGCTTTCCCGGACTACATCAAGCGGGTAAGCGACGGGCAGACCTTCCAGATCACCAGCGCAGCAGACGAAACCAAGGCCCCGCCGGAATCCGGCATGGGACTGCGGGCCGTCAAGTGCAAAAAGGCGGTGCTGCCGTAATGGGACCGTCTGAGAGCATCAACCGGGCACTGAACACGTTTTTCAACGGCTTTGGAATCCCGGGCTATCTGGAAGATAACATCCCTCCTGCCGCTTCACTGCCCTATCTGACCTACAAGCCCACCATCCCCGGCGGGTGGAACGAGTCGGCATCCTTCCACGCCCGGCTGTGGTACCCCAGCAAGGGCGGCAGAGCCCCCATCCTGCAAACCGAGGATACGATCAGCGCAGCCCTCGAGGACAGCACAACGCTTTCCTGCGAGGGCGGCGCTATTCTTTTGCAAAAAGGCACCCCGTGGGCACAGCCCCTCGACAACCCGCCTGAAGGGTATCTGTGCGAATATCTCAATTTTGAAATCACGCAATTTTGCGAGTAAGGAGCAATATGGCAAGAAAGTTTACCAAGATCAGCGCAGAAGCATTCAAGTCCATGCAGATCAATGCCGGTGTCGTGCTGAACAAGTTTGACCCGACCGGCACGACCGAGATTCAGGACGCAGACATCATCTGCGCCACCTCCGGCGGCGTGACGGCAGAGTGCAAACCCAACATCACCGACCTTGGCGATGATGTGGACAACTGCCAGAAAAACACCGCAGAACTGATGCAGATCGAGGACTACGACTGCACGCTGGCCTTTACAGCCCTGAACGTCACAACGGACGTTATCAAGCTGGCGCTGGGCGCTGCGGATGTAAGTGAAAAGAAGGTCACCCCCCGCATGACGCTGGATCCGACAGCCAGCACCGGCGATTTCAAGGACATCTGGTGGGTCGGCGACACCATCGACGGCGGCTTTGTGGCCGTCAAGCTGATGAATGCACTCTCCACAGGCGGTCTGTCCCTCAAGACCACCGACAAAGGCAAGGGCAATCTGTCTGTCACCCTGACCGGCTGCCCCCGGATGGGTGACGACGCCGTGCCTATGGAGTGGTACTACAGCCCCAAGGCCGCAGCATAAGGAGGACACCGCATGAAATTTTTGACAGAGCTGTCCGATGAAGATTTTCTGCGCCACTGCTGGCAGATTGCCGATGTGGCAGAGGAGGTCTTGGAAAAATCCAAGATCATGGAGCTGCGCAAGGTTCTGCCGGTCCTGACCGGCGAGGAAACGCCGGAGGAGCTGGAACAGAAGAAGAAGGAGCAGGCAAAAAAGAACATTCAGGCTATGGCAAAAAGCTTGCTGTTCGACAATGCCGCTGCCACTGCAAAGCTGCTTCCGCTGCTCTATGAGCCGGACGTGGATGAAAACGGGGTGGTTGAAAACATTGGCCCGTTCAAGAAGATGCGCGCGGTGAAAGAGCTGCTGAACAACGATGATGTGCTGGATTTTTTGCTCTGGTGTCTGCCGTTGGTGCTGGCGGGTACAGACGCCTGATTTCTTCCATCAGCCCGGACGCACTGCGGCTGTTTGGCAGGCCGTACATTTTGCAGCACTGCTTGAACGCTTTGCGGCAAGAGCGCATCACACTCAGCTATCAGGCGTACATGACGGACGCTCTGGCACACCTTATAGGCGCGGAAGAGCGGTGGTACGACATGGTGGCCGGGCTTGTGGAGAACCGCCCACAGCCACCGCAGCCGTCCGCTGATGAAGTGATAGCACGCATTAAAAATGGGTTGAACGGGGGTGATGAAACCTGAAACTTTTTGAATTGAGCGCCACCCTCGGGCTGGACGACAGCGCCTACCGGCAGGGAATCCAAAATGTGCAATCCGAGACAAAAAAGACCGTTTCTTCGCTGTCAGGAGAGTACAGCAAGGCCGCAAAGGCCGTAGTGGAGCTGACCAGACGTTACAACGAATCGGTGGGCAAGACCGGCAAAGCGTCCTCTGAAACCAAAAATCTCAAGACCATGTTGGCACAGGCAGAAGCGCAGCTCAGGGCAACCACGACCGCGTTGAAAGCTGCAAACAACGGCATGGATGGCTTTGCCAGCTCCACGGATAAAGCGTCCAGCAAGTCTCTGGCCAGTGCAATTGCGCAAGGCACGGTCATGGCGGGCATTTTCTCGAAGCTTGGCTCCGCTGCGCTCGGTGCCGCAGAGGGTTTCATCTCTTCCGGCATTGAGTACAACGCCCAGATCGAGAAATACACCACTGGCTTTACCAATATGTTGGGCAGCGCGGAAGCGGCGCAGCAGGTCATGAGCCAGATCCAGGAAGACGCGGCAAAAACTCCCTTTGACGTGGCGAGCCTGACACAGGCCAACCAGTACCTGATCTCTGCGGGCGAAAACGCTTCCTATGCCCGCGATACCATCATGGCGCTGGGCGACGCTGTCTCTGCGACCGGTGGCGGCAACGACGAGCTGAACCGCATGTCCCAAAACCTGCAGCAGATCGCCAACACCGGCAAGGCTACAGCGGCCGATATCAAGCAGTTTGCTTATGCCGGCATCGACGTGTACGGCATTCTTGCCGACTACACAGGCAAGTCCACCACCGAAGTGCAGAAGATGACCATCAGTTATGATCTGCTGACGCAGGCTTTGCAGGCCGCATCTGAAGAGGGCGGGCGTTACTACAACAGTATGGACACCCAAAGCCAGACCATGAACGGTCGAGTGTCCACACTGAAGGATAACGTGAAGCAGCTGGCCGGTCTTATGACAGGTGACTTGAGCAGCGGAATCGGCGTTGCGATTGGCAAGCTGAACGACATGGTCGTCGCAGCACAGGAAGCTTATAAGCTTGACGGATGGAGTGGTCTGATTGGAGAAATCACCGGCCTTACCACCGTCATTGACAAGGCCAAATCTTCGGCTGTTGGCCTAAAAGCCGTCTTTGACGCGCTGAAAAGCGGAGAAATAGGCATTTTCCATGGTGACTGGGACGCTGTCTACCAGAAAGCTTTTAACAACGACTACCAAAACAAAAAAGCCGGCAAAAAAGACACAAACTACTGGAAAGAATACGGCGAGCGTCTGAAAAAGCAGTACGGAATAAAAGAAACCAACAGCAGCTCCATTACAACCAGCCCGTCTGGTTCTTCCACTGGCAAAAAATCCAGATCCTCCGGCTCCAAGTCCACCACCGAAACGGTCATTTCGTCCATCTCCAGCACAGCTACCACCACCGCGCAGAATGCGCTGGGCGCTGTGACCACCAGCATCCAGACCCTTACCGAGAAGGTCAAGGACAGCGCGGGCAAGATCAAAGACCGCATCACCGAGACCACCACCACGACCGGCAAGGAGATGGTGAACGGTGTTGCCACGACCTTTAAGCAGGTCGAGACCAAAGTCAACGGCACGGTCACAAAGGTCA